TATCAAAGGAGAGTTTATTAGAGCTTTAACTTAGAACTTTTATTAAATAAATAACTTAAATATATGCCTACAAGTCCAATGATGGTGGCACAAGCTGCAAATGCTATTGATAAATCCGTTCAAAAATATTTTCAGAAAGAGTCAACCCCTGAACTTCAACTTAAAAAGTATATGAACTTCAGAACGACTACTGATTATTATGAAAAGGATGCTGGCATTTCAGGTCTTGGAGAAGCTTCTTTCACAAACGAAAATGCTTCAATCAAAGAAGATGTGCCAATTGAAACAAATAAAAAAACATACACACAGCAACAGATTGATATTTTAGAGAGCTTCTCTTATATCACTTGGAAATTTGCTATCAAGAAAAGGGATGTAACTAATATCGCAAAGCAGATTACCAATGCACTGAGCAGGAAAAAAGAAAAATTAGCTGCTGAAAGATTGGTAAATGGCTTTGACACTTCTTACACTCATAGCGATGCTTTGAGTGGAAATAAAACAATTACCACGACAGGTGGAGATAGTGTTGAGGCTTTTACAACCGCTCACACCAGAGAAGACGGTGGAACGAATATTAACAACGTCGTTTACGACGGCATAACTTATTCGCTACCGTTTGATTACGCTGGCTATAAAGCTGCGATCCGGACTGCTTCCTTGTTCGTTGACCCAAGAGGTAATCCTTATCCTGCGACCTTAGACACTTTGGTTTGCAAGAAAGGTTCTTCTGTGTCTTTTAAAGCTAAAGAAATTTTAGCTGCGATTAAAAATGGTAAAATCCCAGAAAGCTTTAATAATGATGGTGCTGGAGTTCCTCCGTTTAAGATTATTGAACTTGATTATCTTACCTCCGATGCATATTGGTATATGTTTGATAGTTCAAGGGCTTTATCTGACAGTGAAGGATTTCAATTCATTGAGTCAGAATCAAACAATGTTGACCCTGTCAATGTAGTTTACAAAACACGTGAATTGCAATGGGCTGGTCATTCGCTGTTTGATCTCGGGCACAATGATGTTGCTCGCTCTTGGATAGCTTCGGCTGGGGATAGTTCAACGACTTAATTAAACTTAACAAGAGTGAGGGCTAATAGTGGGAAAGTTAACTTTCTATTCAACTCTCACTGCGATTGATACTACTGGAATTGCAGCAGCAAAACAAAATTTCAATATGAACACCTTTGCTGGCTCAACAGCTGCACCGCAAACCAATGCTCCAACAGGGTTCTTTAAAATTGGAATTGGTGGAACTGATCAGTGGGTGCCTTACTATAACGCAACATAAAATAACGTAAAAGTATGAAACAAAAATGTTCAGGAAAGAAAAAACCAAAAAAATAGTTTTTTCTTCCTACCCCTTTATGGGGGTAGGGATGAGATAATTATTAACTAACAAAAAACTATGTTATTTAGCGAAAATTTAAAAAAAGCTGATATAAATATCAGTTCATCTGGCAACAATACAATAATCGCAGCTCCTACGACTGGATATATTGCAATTGACCATATTAATTTTTTACCAACTTCCGCTGTGACAGTGCAGTTAAAACAAGGGACAACCGCTTACGGTGGAGCTTATCCTTTAGACGCCAAACAAGCATATACAATAGAAAACGCAATCGGCAATGAACACGGAATTATAACTTGTCTTCCCGGAGAAGCATTTGTTATAGACTTAGGCGGAGCAGTTCAGGTTGGGGGATTTGTTAGATATAGAATAGTTGGAGAATAATTAAAATAAAAAAATGAATAAGAAATTAGAGAAAAATTTAAAGGCAATATCCTTCCAAGAAAAGAAAAAGGCGACATTGGAGCAGGAAATTATATTTTTAACAGGAGAAATTAAAGACAAGGAGAAGATTTTTTCTAATGTGAAGCAAAAGTTAATTAAATTAGACAATGAAATTGTAGAAAAGGAAAAATTAGGCAAAGAGGTTATTAAAAATCAAAAAATAGAATTGTCTGAATTAAATAACAAGACAAAAGAACAGTTAAGGCAAAAAGATATATTGATAGATGAGTTGTGTGGGTTAAATTTAAAAATAAACAAGTTAAAGGTTGAAGAAGACAATTTAATAATCAATATTATAAAGTTAAAGGGTGAGTTAACTAATTCGGCAAACGAGGGATTAAGTGAAAGCAATAAATTATGGCAAAAAATAGAAGAAAACAAAAAAACAATTAAAAATTTAGAAATTGAAAAGAAAAAATTAAGCATTGAAATTAAGGAAATTACAGAAAAGTTAAAAAAAGATAAGGAAGTTATAATGAATGAACATAAAATTTTAGCAAAAAGACAAAAAGATTTGGAAATATACGAGAAAAGATTGAGAAGACATAATCCATATATAATTTTATGAGTCAAATATCAATCCAAGGAGAGCAATCAACAAGCTCAGAAATAACAGCTTTAACAAATTTGGCTGCATTGGCAGCCTCAGAGGCAGGGCAATTTATTCGTAAAACAGGGATATTGACCTTTGAAAATTCAGCAGCAGGAGGTGGGACAGGCGATATGGTGCTTGCTTCTGTGCAAACAAATTCTGGTATTAAAACTTTTTTAAATTCAACAATGAAATTAAGAAATGTTGCCAATACATTTGATGGTTATTTTGTTAACACAAATACAGCCGACAGAGTTTATACACTACCCGATAGGACATTAACTATTGATAATATAACGACATCTTCTACAACCAACGGAACTGGATTTATAAAAGGTAATGGTTCTGTAATTTCATTTGATAACTCAACTTATTTAACATCAGTAGGAACAGGAACTATAAATGAATTAACTTATTGGTCTGGAGCAAATACGCTTGGGACTCTTGCTGTGGCAACTTATCCCTCTTTAACGGAGCTTTCTTATGTTAAGGGAGTTTCGTCAGCAATTCAAACTCAACTTGATGGAAAACAAGCAAGTATGGGTGCAGACGATAACTATGTTTCAGATGCTCAATTAGTTGTTATTGGAAATACATCAGGAACTAATACAGGAGATAATTCTGCCAATTCTTTATACTCAGGTTTAGCTACCTCTAAGGCAGACGTTGGGCAAACACATTATATAGGGACAACACAAGTTGCCATAAACAGAGCAAGCGCTGCATTAACTTTGGCAGGAATTACTTTAACAACCCCCGATATAGGAACGCCAAGTGCTGGAACTTTAACAAATTGCACATTCCCAACTCTTAATCAAAATACATCAGGAACTTCCGCTGGATTATCAGGAACACCAAGTATTACAGTTGCTACAATAACAACAACTGGAAGCATAGAGCTTGGACACGCCTCTGATACTACGATTACGAGGGTTAGTGCTGGCTTAGTTTCAATAGAAGGAATAAATATTACCACAATTTCAGGAACTCAATCTTTATCAAATAAAACATTTACAGGAGCAACAGTTCAATCTGGTTATATAGATTTAGATATTCCAGCCTCAGACCACACTGCAACAGGCAACACTACAAATGCAATTCAATCTGGTTATACTGCCTCGGCTTTTGACTTAGTTTTTCTCAGTTCTGGGGGAAAGTGGTTAGAAGTTGATGCAGATGCAGTGGCTACTTGCAATGGCTTATTAGGAATTTCTTTGGAGGCGAAAAATGATACACAGGCGATGTTAGTTGCCTTACCTGGAAGTTTTGTCAGAGATGATACTTGGGCTTGGACAGTAGGAGCAACACTTTACGCAGGAGAAACTCTCGGAGCAATCCAAGAAGCAATTCCAACGGGAGCAGATGCAATTATTAAAGTTATCGGATTTGCGGTTTCGGCGGATGTGATATTTTTCAATCCATCGCCAGATCAGCAATCCGTTGTAGCGTAATATATGGCTTGCACATTAGATCAATCACAAGCAACTGGTTCAATAACTGGGGTATTTGGATTAGCCGTGTCAATTGGTTATCAGGGAAATCAATTTATTCCTTCAACAACAGGGACATTATGTCGTATTGATTGCACATTAAGATTGGTAGGAAGTCCAACAGATGCGGTTAGTATGAAGGTTTATATCGAT